TAATTTAATTATTAATTAATAATTATGGCAAAACGTAAACAAGAAACTAATCCATCCACATTTGATGACCTGTTAAGCATGTACGGTAATTCAGAAGGAGCTACTAGTGCTACTAACTTGGATGAAGATATTGTGGTTGAGGACGAAGTAACAGAAATTAAAGAACCAGAAGGCGATGAACCTGATGAGGAAGATAATGATATAAATCAAGCAGCAGACACAGAGCCTGCTGACAAAGAACAATCTGATGATAAAGAAGATACACAAGACGTCGATGAAAATGAACCAACTGATGAAGATGTTGCTGAGGCACAACAAGTTGGTGTTTTGTTCGATGCTGTTGCTGAATCATTAGGTTGGAATATAGCAGACATTAGTGATGAAGAAAGACCACTTACAGTAGATGGTCTAACTAAGTACCTTACAGATGTTGTACAGTAGAACTCAGTTCCACAGTATGCTGATGATAGGATACAGAAGTTAGATGAGTTCGTAAAGAATGGTGGTAAGTTTGAAGATTTCTATCAAGTACAAAAACAAGCACTTACTCTTGATAACATTGATTTGGAATCAGAATCCAATCAACGTACTGTAATTGGTGATTTGCTTCGTCACAACGGCTACACAGATGAACAGATTAATAACAAGATTGCTAGATATGAAGATGCTGGCGTATTATACGAAGAGTCGGAAGACGCTTTGGAGATGCTTAAAGAAATTCGTAAGAATGAAGCAGAAGCAAATGCTAAACAACAGGCAGAATTGGCTAGACAACAGGAAGCTCAACAACAGCAATTTATGAAATCTGTAACAGATAGTATTAATAGCTTAGATTCAATTCGTGGCATTGCTATCCCAAAAGCAGACCGCAAAGCTTTGTATGATTATATTTTCAAGACAGATAAAGATGGTTATACACAATACCAGAAGGACTTTGATTCTAATCTAGCAAAGAACCTAATCGAATCTGCTTACTTTACTATGAAAGGTGATGCCGTAGTTTCAACAGCAAAAAAGACTGGCGAAACGTCTGCTGCTGAGAAACTTAGAAAACTTTTAAGAAACTCTGCTAAAAATCACACTTCGCAGAGTGCAACAAGTAAAGAAAAATCAGTTACAGACCTGTTAGCAGGTATGTACTAATTAATATAATTTATAACAATATATGAATAACACATTACTTAATGGTCTACAACTGTATCGCGGTAAGCGCTTCGCAGGTCTTGTAGACGAAAATATGATTTCTAACGCCGCATTAACTAAACCTCATGAGATTGCTGGTCTTCTTTCACTGGTATTTGGTACAAAGGACGACGGCGTATCTACCGTAATTGACATGCTTACTGGCGGTCTTGGTAAGACTATGACGATTGATAACAGTGAATATGAGTGGTCAGTACAAATTGATGCAGACCATGCTGTTAATATCCTTTGGGCTAAGGCTGGTGGTAAGCGAGTTGGCGACGATAATAACGCAAATAGGTTCGCTGGTATGAATGGCGCTCCAATTTATCTTGGTCTAGAAGAGCGTTTCTTCGGTCCTGGTGCACTATTGGCATTTGATAACTATAATTTCCAAGTACGTGTAAACGGTGTTCCCTATCAGGATGGTAGCGCTTGGGTTTATGAATGCTATGTTGTAGATAACTATGCTGGTGCATATATTCCAAATGAATACCTTTTACCTGGTCGTCAAGTAAGCCGTATTGGTAGTGCTTACGAAGAGTACTCAGATGAGGCTGACATCATCAACTATCAGACGCCATTTAAGATGCGTAACTCGCTTTCTATCTCACGTCTGTCTTATGATATTACTGGTGATGCATATTCTACCGTATTGGCAATTGCTTTAACCGACCCAGAAACTGGTAAGAAGAGTTATTTGTGGGCTGATTATCAACACTGGAAGGCTCTCCGTGAATGGAAGAAGAGGGAAGAAATGAAGCTTCTATTTGCTAAACCTAACCGTAACGCAGACGGTACTTATACATTAAAGGGTACAAATGGACGTCCTGTAAATATCAGTGCAGGTTTGTTTGCACAGATTTCTCCTGCTAACGTACGTTATTACACTACTCTTACATCAGAACTGTTGGAAGATTATCTGTTCGACCTAAGCTACAACATGCTTGGTACAAACGAACGTAAGTTTGTTGGTATTACAGGAGAGATGGGACTTCGCGAGTTTGACCGTGTATTGAAGGAAAAAGTTGCTAGCTTCAACCTCATTGATACTAAGTTTATTACTGGTTCTGGTCAAGAACTTACGCTTGGTGGCCAGTTTACTACATATAAGATGACTAACGGTATTGAGTTGACACTGAAACGTTGTGCTATGTTTGACAATGCAGAAATGTTCCGTCAACTTCATCCTCTGACTGGTAAGCCTCTTATGTCTTATACGTTCTTGTTCGTAGACTTCGGTATGCGTGACGGACAATCTAACGTAGTTAAAGTTTGTCGTAAAGGTCGTGAGTTTGTAACCTGGTGTACTGGTGGTTCAGTTATACCTAGCGGTTATGGCAACTCAATTAACGCAATGCGTTCTAATAGCCGTGACGGTTACCAGGTTCACTTCTTAGGTGAAAGTGGTATTATGGTACGTAACCCTCTGGCTTGCGGTATTTTGTATTGTGACGCAGCTGACGCAGAGATGGAAAACAACGGTATTGCAGCAGTAGGTGCGTAATAAATAATAATACTTATATAAACGTATTAATGTAATATGAACTTCGGGGTTGATAATTCTTCCCCGAACTTCTTTACATTATATAGGTACAACACTGATTAAATATATTATGGTAGTTGAATTAAAAATTAAAAAGAAAAATCCGTGGGCTGGTTTAATTAAATACCGCTCATGTTATGATTATATTGCTCCATACTTCACAAGGTCTGGGTCAATTTATACGGGTCTTACTCCCGAAGATGAAAAATATTATGAGAAAGTGCTAGGTTATCCAGAAGGTCATCTTGCTAAGACAAGTAGCTTTTGGACTACGTTCTGTGTAAAAATTGGTGCAAGAACACTTCTTTTGGATACAAGCGTTCCTCGTCAAGAGATGATTGTAAAGTTCTTATCTGGCCACAAACGTGTAGCTACTACATTGGATAAGATTGATGCAGGCAAGGATTATTTGCTGATTAACCGTGAAGCTGAGGCTATCGAACTAAATAAAGCTAATAAGTTACGTAGAGATGCTATTAAAGAATTTGACAAGTTGTCATTAGACCAAATGCGCCAGTGTTTACGCTTATTTGGTATTAACTCTGAACAAATGTCAAATGAGCTTGTAGAATCTTCTTTATTCCAGCTTGTTGATAAACAACCAAAGAAGTTCTTCGAAAAATGGATTAACAACAAGTCAAAGGAAACTGAGTTTATCTTAGAAGAAGCTGTGGCAAAGGGTGTTATTCGCAAAGAACGTACATCATATTTCTACGGTACTGACATGATTGCAGACTCACTTCCAGAAGCAATTGCTTATCTTGACAATAAGAAGAATCAAGACCTTAGACTTTCGATTATAAACGAAACTAAGAATAAATAATAATATATACGACGTATGACACATAGTGATATTTATACTAAGTTTATGATAGAATATGACAAGGCAGATGTTACTTCGTCATATCCGTCGTTAACAGAATATGAAGCCGCTGTATTACTCGACAAAGCATACCTAGCTCTAATAGCTCAAAAATTTACAGGAAACAATACAAGGAAGGTAGCATTTGAAGGTGATATAAAGGTGATAGAAGATTTAAGGCCACTGATTAAAGAGTGGACTACTACATTGGGTAGACAAACTGTATTACCAATTAAAAACGAACTTATAGCGGATTTACCAAATGATATGTTATATTACATAAGTTCATATTTTGGTATAGATGAAATGCAAAATATACAATTGGTTTCACATGCCGCTGCTCAAAAATCAATGTAGACTAGTATAAACAAACCTTGGTTAAGAGAACCAGTAGGTTATATGGATACACAATTTCATGTATTTATTGATTATAAATATGCAGAAGACTTTGGTGTACCAGCTGGCAGTAGATTATATTATCAATATATAAAGAAGCCAAATCAATTTACCCGTGGAATAGTGGGGAATGATATTGATACATTTAGGTTCGATAATACTCAATTTGAACTATCTGATACAATGGCAAATGAATTGATAAACCTAGCGGTTGTATTTGCAACAGAAAATACAGAATCTCCACGATTAACCAGTATATTACAAACTAAACAATTAGAGGCATGACACAACAAGAAACACGAAATTTGGGGATTGAGTTTGAGCGCCGCCTAATTGAAATATGGCCTGATTTTCAAATAGCAAGCAAACTAGATACAGATACTATATATTCATTCTTAAATGAATTTTAGAATAAGTATATACAATCTATGTTTGTATTACAAGAAAAAATAGATTCTCAAACCCCGCAAGGAGTTAAGATTGCTAGTGTTATTCAAACACTTAGGAAGTCTATAACCCCACAATTATATCAAAAGGGCGCTTATATATCAAATACAGACTCAATAAATGATTTCTACCTATATATAGATAGTTATTGCCAAATGAGCAGAGATTATAAAAAGCGCGTTCTTCCATTTAATACAGCTAGGTGTATACATGTATTTTTTAGAGATTTATATAAGTATATACCAGGGTAGGGCGACAAGGGTCGTATAATTAGAAACCCACTTGTTGCTTTTGGTGAAGATAATAAGTGTTATATAGTCTATGACCAATACTGTCAAATTGGTTCATTTACGGTTGAATATTACGCAAAACCTCCAAGGTTTAACGTAGATAATACACCGTGTATATTACCATCTCAATGTTCTGATGAAATAGTAAATGGGGCGGTAGAGATGTATATAGCAGACTATAAATTCAAATTGTCTGGACTTGGAAGAAAAGAACAAAATAAACAAAATAATACTAATACTGATGAAGAACCTAGAAATACTTGAAGCATTTGAATTAGAAATAAATAAGCTTGACGATTACGCCAATAAACCAAAAACAGATGATTCATAGTATTGGTTAAACTAGGCAGTAAATAAGTTTATTAAGATACGCTTCAATGGTGATTTTACACACAAAACATCATATGAACAAAATGAGAAGCGTAGAAACGATTTAATAAAGCTATATCGTACACAAGAGGTGGACTTTACAATAGGTTCACCATCAATTAGTACATCTAACCCACAATATAACGAATATTCCGTTAGATATAATGGTGATTTCCTATATGCACTAAACGAAGATGTGGATATATGTGATATGCAAAATTCAAACCCAAGACAAGTTAGTGTGTTTGAATGTACATCAGACAGCTTTATGTATCGTGTAGATAACAGCTTAACAGATTTTCATTATTCGTACGGCTATGCTAGACCGTTACGTGTGAGAACTGACAATGGTTGTTATTTGTTAACAGATAAGAAATATAAAATTAAAAAGTATATTCTGGGATACTTAAAAAAGCCAGAAGAAATAAATTTCCTAAGAATGGATGACGAATATTATGATTTTGATAACAATACTATGTATGAGATTATCAAAATGGCAGCTCAAATGTATTTAGAAAATACCAAAGATGAGCGGTATAAGACTCTATCATAGGAAGTTATGACACAAGAATAATTTTAACGCGGAAAGCCCAGCTCATTAGGTTGAGCCTTGAAATTAGGGTGAGTAGAAAAAATTAATAATATGAATACATACGTAAATAATGTAATGATTAGCAATCTCGCTACTGGCGCTATTGCTACTGCAAAACCTGCTGATACTGCTACAAACACTGCTGTTGCTGACGCAGGTAAGTTTATCTTCATGAACTGTGAAGACGGCACTGTTGGTGCTACAATTACTGGTAAGGTAGTAAAGGTTGGTCTTATTCAAAATAAGCGTCAACCAAAGATTGATTATAGCACTGGGGTTACGACTTATGAACCAGTTATCAAGTGGTCTAACGAGATTAAGAAAGCTGACGTTCGCGGTTTACATAAAAAGGAATATAAAGACGAAACAGAAGATACTGTTGAAATCAGGTTCAAGAATATGTCTACACAAATGAAGACAAAGCTTGGTATGGCTGGTAAGCGTATTATCGTACGCTTGACATTTAAGGACATGCCACATCGTTTCCGCAAATGGACCGAGTCTTATGAATATGTAACCAAAGACGGTGACAACGAAAAGAACTTGCCAGAGAAGCTTGCTAATCTTATCAACAAACAATACAAGCGTGCACGTGTAATTGCTTCTGCTATTGTTGATGGAGCTACTGACAAAACGACATTGAAGATTGAAGCACTTCCTTATGATGATGACGACAACGTAATGTCAATCAGTCCTGCAAACAAGGTTCGCTTTGTTGCTAATGTATACTTTACAGACCCATCAGCATCTGGTTTTGCTTCAAAGAACAAATACTTCATCGACGGTGTTGTAATTAAGAAGACCGAAGGTCATGACGGTGAGTGTAACTGGAAGCATGTTCGTGACCGTGAATATTGGGCACAGGGTTATGAGGGCATCCTCAACCGTGGTGAAGGTACTTGGCCTATCATCCGTCCTGACATGGAAGTACAGAAAGGTGCTAAGTATGATTCTCTTACGCTTGAATTTGAAAACAGCTATCGTGCTGCCGACGACATCGTTCGTAAGACGAGTCAGTGTCTTGAAATTTATGGTTTGAAAGGTCAGCTTGGTTTAGTTGAGACTGAATTAAATAAGCTTGTTTAATTTCCCTTATAGCTGGGATGGGTTAATTCCCGTTCCAGCTATTTTTGTTTTAAATAAAATATTATGAGTGAAGATAGAATAATAACAAAAGGTACAGATGTACGTTTTAGATTTAAACTTGGGGAATTAAATAAGTTTGACGTAACATCTGTTAAATAGATGAGGTGTTATCTTATCAGACATGAAGACAAAGACTTTACAGAAAAAGTTCACAATTGTAATTTTCCTCAATTTTATCATCCGACAGAATATACTATGAGTCCGAATATCTATGGTAATCAGATATTTACATACTACAATCCTTACTTTTCAAGTAATGCTGTGTTTGGCAAAGTATCAGATTATCATATGTTCCCATCATACAATGGATTTGGTGTATATTCAAAAAGATTTGTAAATACTCATACAGATTATCTCTGTGCATCAAGACTTCTTCCAGAAAAGAATATGGCTGAATGTTATTTCCCAGCAGAAGACCAAAGGTTTACTGGTATATTTGATTTAATTATCATGGTTACATTATATCAGCGAGGATGGGGAGAAGATAATCTACGTACATATACTATACGTAAGAATGAAGCATTAGAGCTTATAGAAGGTCCTTCTTATGTAGATGGTAATATTGATTTAGATAAAGAAGAGCCAATATTAGAACAAGTAGAATTAGGTGATTTCATGTTTGACATGACAGATGTAATTCAATTTGGAGATAAAGATTTATCTGGTAAAAAGTTCGTAATAAAACTACATTACTCAGATGGTTCTGTAAAATTATACAACGGACAAGATGGAATAAAAATATCAGTAGATACGCTTGGTGTAGAATATGATGAAACAAATATGTGTATTAGAATAAACGACACAAGTTAGGATACCATATTTCGTGTTATAATACAAGTAAATCTGGTGGACATCACAAACACAGTACAACTGAAACGTAGGCGTAATATAATACTGAATGCGAAAGATAAGTTTGAGATGGACGGCCCTTCTTCTGTTAAATATGGTACATCGGGAGAATTTACTGTTCGTCAAGTAGAATCTGGTTCAGAAGAACGGTTTAATCTTAATGTATATGAAGAAGGCGTAGATATAACATCAAGGTTGACTCTACATTGGGGTAGAATGAGTAATCAATATGTTTAGTTTACAATACCTAATATTACAAAAGATATAGTTATAGAGGCAAGCGTATGAAAATAACAATTAAAAGAATGGCTTTACGCGATAAATATACTATCGGTAAGCTGTACATAGATGGAGTATACTTTTGTGATACACTAGAAGATGCTGTTCGTGACTTAAATAAGAACGGCGTATTTGATAATGGAGAACAAAAGGTATATGGGGAAACTGCTATACCATATGGTACATATAAAGTTGACATGGATACAATTAGTCCAAGATTAAAGAATAGGTCTTGGGCAAAACCTTATAATGGCAAGTTACCAAGAATAAAAAACATTAATGGTTTTGATGGAGTGTTGATACATCCATTCAACGATGCATCTGAAAGTTTAGGGTGTATTTCTGTTGGAGAAAACAAATAGGTAGGAAAAGTTTTAAATTCTGTAACCACATTTCACAAACTAATGAAAATATTGATTGCAAATAAAAATAATATAGAACTAACAATTGAATAATATGGATTTGAACGAAAGATTAGATGTTTGGCGAAAAGGAAAAGCCTTAGTTCAGATAAAAACAAATAACCCTGGATTTTTTAATTCGTGGCGTGCTTTTAAATATACTCAGAAGGGGAAACTTGCTGGAAACTGTAAGCGATGGGATGATTTTTATAATTTTTACGATGATATGTTTGATACATATTCTAGCGGCAAAAGATTATGTAGAATAGATAAATCAAAGCCGTTTTGTAAAGAAAATTGTATATGGATGACCGATGACGAATTAGGAATCTTGAAATAGCAAAGCTTGCGTTTAACATTTGATAATAAAACACTTACAATTAAAGAGTGGGCGATTATAGCAAACGTTACACCATCTAGTATTAAAAATAGATACTACAAACACAAAGACTGGCCAATTAAAGATATAATATACGGAAAAAGGAAATCTAAGAATTTTGTAGCTCGCGATTATAAAATGTCAAGTATGACAATAAGACAGAAAGCGTCTAAAATGATTTCTGCATATAATTTCAAAGATAAAAAATATAATCTTGGAACGTGTGATATAGATATAGATTGGATGGTTAATAATATTATATTACAGCCATGTTATTATTGTGGAGACACACACAGAGTCGGATGTGACAGAATAGACAATACAAAAGCACACACAAAAGACAATGTGTTACCATGTTGTTATGACTGCAATTGTGCTAGAAACAATAACTTTACAGTCGAAGAAATGAAAATCATAGGGGATGCAATCAACAATGTTAAACAAAATAGAATAAACAACAATGACAAGACATAGTAAAGAAGTGGTACAGTATAGCACAGCGTCTGTATCATTATTTAGTGGTATAGCGCTTACGTTCTTGTCGTTCTTCTTAAATGAACACAAGATACCAAGCGAAGTATTGTGGTATGTGTCATAGACACTGGTGTATGCAGGCAGCGTATTTGGTATTACTACATACATTAATACTAAATTTGGAGAAATTAAAAATTACTTAAATGTACACAGAGATATTGACGATAATAAGCTTGATAAAGCGAAATCGTAAGATTGTCTCTAAGGCCATTTTAATTGCGCTGGTGGCATTATCTGTCGCTAGTAGTATATTTCTATACAAATAGAATAAAAAGCTCTCAGAAGGGCTAGAAATGGCTCAAAATAACATTGAGGCTTACTAGGGGATAATTAACGGCTCCTAGTAGGCTAACAATGTTCTAAAATTAGATATGACAAGATTGAAGGACTAGAACGATTCGCTATTACACAAGTTGGATAGTGTAGCCAGAAAAAATAAAATAAAACCTAGTCACATAAATACTGCTGCAACTTAGACGTAGGAAATATACGTTAATAAGTCTAAGGGGGTAAGGTGGTAGGA